TCTCCTGCTTCGGCCATCCGCCCAGCAGGGGCTCCAGCGCGCGCATCACGTCGCGCATGGCCGGCACGAACGCGGAGAACTCATTGGGGGTCGTGGACTTGCCCACATCCTCATCATAGATCTCGACCTTCAGATCCTCGCCCAGGCTGATGCTGCGAATACCCAGCGACGACGTGAGCCTGAAATCCATGTCCTCGTGGACCAGCGACACACTGCACACCTCGCGGCCCGCTTCGATCAGCGACAGTATTTCCGGGCAGTTCATGTCCTCGAACTTGAGATTGATTATTCCGCACCCGCCTTCCTGCCCAGGGTGCTTGATCGCGCCGGTGGTGCCCAGGCTGAAGCAATCGCCTAACAGCGTGGAATCCTTCACCCAGGCCGTGAACTTGTCGCAGGGGTCGTCCTCGATGCCCAGCAGCTGGAACGGGGTACCGGCCAGGGCGCCCTTCATGGCGGCCACGAAGTCATCCGCTCCGGCCTCACTTGCACCGACGAACAACATGCCCAGCTCCCGGTCGATATAGGCGTAGGTCAATGACGTGGCCGCTGGCATGTGGGGCAGGAAGCCCTCTGTGATCTCCATCTTGGCGATTCGTTCGTCGGTCTTGTTGAACTCCGCGCCGTCGGCCTCCTTCTGTTTGCGGATCGCCTCGACGCGCTCCCGGACGGCGGAGGCGGGTATCTTCTTCTCGTCGGTGCGCAGGCAGAACAGCGTGCCGCCATTTGTCGACCAGGTGATCGTGGCGGTGTCCTCGCCCAGCGGCTTCACAAAGCCGCGGGAGATCGCCTGTTTGTCGCTGCAGGGGGCAAAAGGTTTTGATTCCAGGGCGGCCGGAAGGCGCTTCAGGATCGCGTCGGTCGCCTGGGTGAGTTGGTAGATGGTCAGACTTTTAAACATCGTGCGCGTCTCCTGGTTGAGTGAGTGGCAGACTATTTAGGGCGCGGTCTGCCGGCGCTCGGGTGTATTCCGGTACTTCTGGGCGATACAGCCGCTCTTTCAGCAGGTAGCCTTCAAGCGCCCAAATCTTTTCCCTGGCGTTGCCTCGCGCTATTTTTCGCCCGAGTTCGGCGTTGAAGTTTTCAGGGCTGGCGCATGCACTCTCACCAGTAACCGTAAAGCCGTTTTTCAGGGTGAGGCAGCACACCGTCAGCGATGTAGCAGGGAAAACGTGGTAATCCTCCCCGGCTATCGCGTTGTCGATTTGTGCCGGGATCAAGCGCGGGGCGGTCAAGCCCTTCTCCTGAATTTCGTTTTCAATTGCTTCTTCAGACATACATTTCTCCTAGTCAAGTTTCCGCTGAATGCGGTTAAGAATTTCGTTCTGCCGGTCGGACAGTGTGTAATCCGGCGCGTGTTCGTCGCGCTCTGCCAGGTCGTTGATAAACTGGCTCTCCCACTCCGTGAGCTTGTGCTCCTGGTCCAGTGCGTCGATCACAAATTTTTGTTGAATCTTGTTCATTTCAAGCCTCGATAATTAGGTGCCGGTCTCTCCCGGCTGTCACACCACTATGCAGGTGTCGCTCTCGTTGCGGGGGTCGCGGTCCATGGGCTTACGCTTAACCGGCAGTCTCCCCATGGTCTACTGCTCAGCAATCCTCCCGCTTAATGACCCCCTTTCAGGGATTTCAAGTGGTCCGTTTCGCAGCTGGTGGACCAGGCCAGTGGGACTCGGCAGGGGACCGGGCGGGCCTGCTGGTCTGCTTAATACTCAATCCTCACTGCCGGAATCCTGCCCTCGGCAATGGCGATGATGACTGCCTTGCCATGCGTTTCATCCAGTCCGGCGTGTTCCATCAAGGCGGCGAGCGCGGTCTTGTTGATCGCGACACGGTGCTGCTTGTTCGCTTCCCGGGCGACACGCTCGGCCTCAACCTTTTCCAGCTCCTCCCGCTGCCGGCGCTCGGCGTCCAGCCGGGCCTGCTCTACTGCCGCGGCCTTGTCGATTTCGGCCTGCCTGACCGCCTCCGCTTCGCGCTTCGCGTTTTCCTCTGCCAGCCGGGCGGCCTCGATCTTGGCCTGCTCCGCGCGCGCCTCGGCATCCCTGGCGGCCTTTTCCGCCGCCTCGGCGCGCACCTGGGCCTCCATGGTCTTGCGTTCCTCCTCGGCCCTGGCTTCGCGGGCTATGCGCGCATCGCGCTCTGCCTGCTCTTTGGCGGCCAACTCGGCCTTGAGCCTGGCCATCTCAGCAGCTTCCGCTTCCCGCCGCCGCGCCTCCACCAGCCAGCGGGAAAGCTCCACCTCTGTTTCTTCCCACGCAATGACCGCATCCGCCTGCCGGTGCGAGTAGGATTCATCGACCTCGATCTGCCCCAGCGCATCCAGGCGAGAGACGATCAGCGCACTGGTAAGCTCGCCCTCCTGTCTCGCCAGTTGGCGGATCGCCTGCACTCGCTCCTCCAGCGCGTCCTCAATGGCCTGCAGTTCCGCCTCGTGACGGGCGATCTGGGACTTGATGCCGTCCTGGACCTCCAGCAGGCCGTCCTTGATGCGCTTGCGCTCGCCGTCCAGCAGTGCGACCTGTTCCTGCAGCGGCGCCTTCACGGCCTTGTGGACGCGATCCAGCTCGGCCACCGTCTTGCCGATGGCGAGCCGGTCGGAGCGGGCGCGCTTCTCCTGCTTTTTGTCGGAGAAGTCGTAGACCACCCCGACATAGCGGCTCTTGTACTCCGCGAGGTCGGACTCGAACTGGTTGAACTCTACGATCTGCGTGCTCACTCACCGAACTCCTCGGCGGCCCTGGCTGCCTGCAGCGCCTTGACGCGCGCCTTGTATGCCGCGCTCAATTCGTCGCGGAATTTCTCGTTGCCACCCGCGCTCATGAAATCAGCGGCACAGGCGCCGGCGGCGGACAGTTCATCGAGGTCCTGCGCCTGGTTGAACCTTTCCATCACCGCGGCGTAGGTCAGCGGCTCGCGCTCCTCCTGCTCTTGCTCCGATTCCTGCACGACCTCGGCATCAACCACCTCCTCGGCGACCTCCTCCGCCTTCGGCTTACCCCTCAGTGTCTCGTTCAGGTCGCTGGTTTTCGGCCCCACTTCGCGCTCACCAGGTACCTTCTCGGCGAGTTCGTCCGGCGTGTAGACCCCAAGGATCGCGCCGGGGCAGTACAGCCGCGCCCAGTTCTTCACTTGCAGGTAGCCCAGCTGCTGCTTCGGGTTCGTCTTCCAAAGTGGGGAGTTTTTGGTGGTGACGTCGGCGAAGCACAGCCACTCGTTCCAGGTGATGCCGCTCTCGCCCCGGATTATCGCGCCGACGCGACAGGCGAGCTTTGCGCCTTCGCCCTGGTACTCGTAGTGAAACCGGCTGGCCACGGCGCCGGAGGCCTGGATCACCGCGTTGACCAGCTGCGCCTCGTAACCCAGCGTGCCATTGATCACATGCGTCTTTTGCGCAACGGCGAAGGGGTTCATCTTCCACTGCACGGCCTGCAGGATCACCGCGTAACAGTCGGCGGGGGATCCGGCCAAGTGCTTCGGTACCGTGACGGTGGCCTGGGACATGTGTTTCGCCAGATCCTGTATGCCCTTCAGCAGCTCCGTGTTGAGCATGATGTCGCTCATGGTGGAGTCGGCTATCGGCGCGATCTCGGCCTGTTTCAGTTCTGCGATGGCGTTTGTCATATCAATTTCCTTCCGTTCATTTGAGGGGGTTAAACGATAAAGCCGCGAGATGCCCAGCCGGGTGGCTCGATAATACGGACTTCATCCGGGAACCCGGGCCAGTCGTTTTCCTGCCCGTGCTTCAGGGTGTGCAGGCAGCGGCGATACAGCAGCTTGCCGACGTCCAGGTACTCCGGGGATAACTCGTAAATACTGGTAAGGTAGGGCTCCGCGCTCTCCACGCACACGAACAGGAACTTGGTGTAGGCGAAGTGGCCCATCTCGGCCAGCAGCTCCTTGCACTGGTTCACGCCCTCCAGGTACATGGCCGCGCTGACGTGGTAGTAATAATTCTGGATCGCCCGGATAAACCCGGAATAGGACCCGTCCACGGTGGACTTCAGGTCGATGATCACGGGGTAGTTGCGGCAGATCGCGTCCGGCCGCACCTTCAGCATGGTTTTGAATTTTGTGCTGTCGTCCGGGTCCATGGTTTTATACCACCAGTAAATTGACGACTCAGATACCACGTCCTCCAGCAGCAGGCCCGCTACGGGGTGAGACCGCACCGAATCAGCCATGGCCTGCGCCTTGGCCAGCATATCCTCGGCAATCACGGTTTTGCCGGCGCTCGCGGCCTCGAACTCCGCGAATAACTCCTTCCCGATCTTGGTGCGCTTATCGATTTTCGGCATGACGATAAACTCGTCATTGAACGTGGCGGGCTCCAGTACCAGGGTGTGCACCGCAGTGCCCAGCGCCATGTTGGCGGTCGGCTCCGAGCGGTGCGCCAGGGAGTATTGCAGGTGCGCAGGCGTGTGCTCGATCAGGATCTTCAGGCCGCTGGAACTGTAGCCAAAGCTGCCGTGGTAGGCCTCGTTGCTCAGGTCGCGGTACCAGCCGGCCTCGATAAATGGCCGCTTGGTGGCCTCCTGGCTTTCTGCTTCTTCCTTCACTGGTTCAGCTGATAACACGGCGCTTCTCCTCCAGGTCACGGTAGTGGCGATTGATCAGTAGGTACATCGTGCGATGCACCGCGCCAATGGTTTCGGCATCGACAACAAAGCGCTTGCCCATGAACCGGGAAAAGGCGCTCCAGCTGCCGTCCTTGTTTCGTGTGATTACCATGGATATATCTCCGTGATGACTAACGTGGTGAAGATCACGAGCAGTACTGCCAGCGCTACAGCCAGGCCCAGCAGCTCCTCCTCCTGGTCGTGTGGGTTTCTGGAGTGTCGACGGTCCCTCATGCTGCAAACTCCGGCTCCGGCAGATTCTCCTCGCGCTCCAGGGCGCGAAGGTCCACGTGCTGAAATTCCGCGTCCAGCCAGGTGTTGATCGCCATCAGCCAGATTTTTTCCAGCTGCCTGAAGCCGTGCCACCGCTCTGAATTGATCTGCGCCAGGTGCGCGCCGGTGCCGCCGTCCTGCAGGTCGAGGATCCGCGCGATGCGCTGACCGAGATCGGCCAGGCTCACGTCGAACCACAGTTCCCGGGACGACTCCAGCTCGGCCAGGGCCTCGGCATCCCGCAGGATGGATTCGGTCATGGCCCTGCGGCTGGCGGCGATGTCACTGCTCAGGTGCTGCTTGAAGTGGTCTGTGAGTTTCATTTCCCATTCCCCGTTGTTTGGGCTTGGGATAAGAATACATTACGTATTTAATCTGTCAATACGCTGCGTAATGTTTTTTTTTGCCTGAAAAAATAACGTATTGTTTGCTAAATGCAATGCGTATTGACTTTAAAATACGCAGCGTATTTAATCTCGGCATGGATATATTCTTTGCAGATTGAGGCACGCATGGCTATGCAGACAAATTCATTCCGGGATTTCAGGGCGCGACACGGGCTGACGCAAGGTGAGCTAGGAGTGGCGCTGGGTATCGATCAGGAAAAAGCGCAATCCCGCATATCCCACTACGAATCAGGACGCCGGGAAATCCCGCCTGTCATCGCATACCAGTTTATTGATTACGCTGCGCGTCTAGGAGATCGATACACCCTGGAGCAGATATATCCACGCGAAGCTATCGTTGCCTGAAAATGAGTGTAAAGGCCATGGAATGGGGTATCGGTGTGACAGTCGGCAAGGCCAGTTATAAGGCCGTGCTGCTCGCTCTGTGCTGGCACCACCATGACAAAAAAGATCAATGCAATCCGTCGATAGACACCATTGCATCGACCACTGAACTGAACCGGAAAACCGTGATGCCGGCCCTGGACTGGCTCCGGGAAGCTGGTCTTATTTCATTCGAGAAAGGCAACCGACGGTTCAGAAACTATACGTTAAACCTGTCTGCACAAAGTCCCAATGGTGGGACTATAGAAAAGCGCGACAATAGTTCCAACCTTGGGACAAAGGAATCGGTTGCCAAAGTACCAACAGTTGGGACTTTGGAGGAAAATCCCATAGTCCCAAACGCGAAATCCCATAGTCCCAAAAACGCCCTCCCAAAGTCCCAACAGTTGGACCACAATAGGGTAGGGAAAGAAGATAGGGGTATACCCCCTATAGTCCCCCACGACACAAAACGCGAAGCTGCAAACCGGATCATCGAGACCCTGAACACCAGGGCAGAAAAAAAATACCGGCTGACCGACACCAACCGCAAACCGATCATTGCCAGGCTCAACGACGGATTCACTGAACAGGACTGCATCCAGGTGATTACCAACCGGGTGACACGATGGCATGGCACCGAGCTGGCTCAGTATCTCCGACCGGACACCCTGTTTCGGCCATCAAAGTTCGAGTCTTACCTGAACGATGCCGGCGAGACCGGTACCGGATCCGATCAACCCGAGTATGACCCAAACCGCACCACGGCCATGCTCCGGGAACTGTTCCCGGATGATTACCCCGAAGAACCAGATTCCGATCAACTGAGATTAACCGGAGGTGGCGAATGGACCCACTGATTCGCGACGATATGATTCATTCCGTTGACCAGACTCTGGTGTTTTACGGTAAGAAACTCGACAAGGCAGCTGTGGGATTCTGGCTCAACGCTCTGCGAAAATTCGATCTGCAGGACGTGAAGCGCGCCCTGATGATCTACACCGAACGGGGAAAGTATGCGCCTAAGCCGGTGGACATAATCGAGATTCTGGACAACCAGAAAGCGATTAACCGCGCCAAGTTGCCGCCGCCAGCTCCACCGAGGGATCGAAAGTCGACCGACCTTGATCGCGCCTGGATCTACGTGATCAAGTGGATCGCAGCCACCGGCAAGGGCCCGCTTGGAAAGGCAATGTCTACCGGATTCAATCGCATCGACGACAAGACCGAGGAGCGTTACCTGGCTTTGGTCAACAATCACGCCAGGCAGATGAACACGCCTGATGCGCTGCCAGAGGAATTCAAAATCGCGGAGGTATGGGCATGACTATGATCATCCTAAATCTTCCATTCCCTCCATCGGTCAACCACTACTGGGGGCACCGGGCTGCTGGTAAGCGCGTAATGAAATTTCTCGACGCCAGGGGAAAGGCCTACCGGAAAACGATTATGGAGGAGTGCCTGGTCCAGCGACTTGGGCCAGCTCTCCAGGGGCCGCTATCCTGCACGCTGGACCTGTACCCTCCAGACAATCGCCGGCGCGACTGCGACAACTACGCCAAGGCCCTGCTAGACGCTCTCGACCATGCGAACGTGTACGGTGATGACAGTCAGATAATCGATCTGCGGATCCGCATGCTGCCGAAGCAACCACCGGGGAAGGTCGTCGTAACTCTGTACGAAATCAGCGAAGCAGGGCTCGCTGGGCTTCAGGCCGATCTGCTAGCTGAGGCGGCGCCATGACCATCGAAGCCATGACCAGGGAACACATAACCGGCAGGCACTACCGGCCACTGCCAGCGGAAAACCCGGTGTCCGCCAAGGATATCGAGCGCGAGCGGATTGCCCGGCAGACCCGTGCATACCTCGCCGGAGGGGGCCGCGTGAAGCGCATCCCGGCGGGCGTAGGCGCCGAAGGGTTTATCCCGGGCCAGCCGGTGCGGCAGAACCGCAGCCAGGCCGTAGCCGCCCAGAAACGCCGGAATCGGGTCGTCCGGGACGGGGTAGACAACGAGTCATGATCTGTGCATATGCTAAATCGGCCAAGCCGCGAGACGCGCTCATGTGCTACGAACCGAAAAGCCCACCCTCCCGCGCCCGTAACACGGCGCGCTTTTCGTTGCGGGTGTGACGTGGCAAAAACAACCACATTCCAGCAACGCGCCGAGATAGCCGCGCGCGAATTCGTCTCCGGGAAAACTCAGGCCGACGCATACCGCAAGGCCTACCCGTCCTCGCTGAAGTGGAAACCGGAGGTGGTCCACAGCAAAGCATCCACGTTTTTTGCCGACGGTAGGGTTCGGGAAAGGGTTAAGTCGCTTCAGGACGCAGCTGCAAAACGGAACAACATTACCGCCGACCGCGTGATCCGCGAGCTGTCCTCGGTGGCCCTCGCGGAAGGCCATATCCGGTACGAAAAGGGCGTCAAGCTGGAGGTCAAGGCATCGGACAAAACCCGGGCGCTGGAACTCCTCGGGCGGCACTTCGGCATATTCAACGACAAGATGACTCACAGCTTCGATTTCTCATCGCTGACCGATGAGCAGCTGCAAGCCATCGTTGCGGGGCGCGCGTGAACCAGGCGGTAAAAACACCCGAGCGCCGCCAGCTGGAAATGCGAGCAGCGGCCGCTATGGAGTTGCGCCGCCGCAACCAGCGCGAGAAAACCGTGTACGGTTTCTACCGGCCCACCGATGTATTTGGCGGTGAGCTGATCCGCTGTCTCCAGGAGCAGGACGGCCGCTATGTCGAGGTAGACAAGCAGCCGACCGTACACCTGCCGGCAAAGCTTGAGCCCTTCCTGGTCACCCCCAAGCGCTTCAAAGTGCTGTTTGGTGGCAGGGGCGGTGCAAAGACTCGTGGTGTCGGTGGCGTTCTGGCGTCCAAGGCAAAGGACTACGGCGAAAAAACCCTGTGCCTGCGGGAGATGCAGAACGCCATCGAAGATTCCGTGCACGCCCTGCTGTCAGCCGAGATCAGGGACAAGCTATGGTCTGACTTCGTGATAACCGACAACGCCATCCGGCTGCGCGGCGAAGATGTTTTTAAATACCGTGGCATGGCGCGCAATGTTACCGGGGTGCAGTCCGCCCATGGATTCAAGTACTCATGGGTCGAGGAGGCGCAATCAACCTCCTCTAAGTCACTTGAGGCCCTGACGCCGACGATCCGCGAGGCGGGCTCCGAACTGGTGTTCACGATGAACCCGGGTTCGTCCGCTGATCCCATGTCACAGCGGTTTATCCAACCGTTCTACTCCACGCTGATGCGCGACAAGTATTACGAGGATGATCTGCACCTGATCATCTGGATCAACTACGACGATAACCCCTGGCATCGCGAGCTGGAAGGCGAGCGCCTGTTTGACCTGGAGCACAAGTCCAATGCGTTCTACCAGCACAAGTGGCTGGGGTACTACAACGATGAGGTGGCCAACGCCATTATCCCGGCGGAGTGGTTCGACGCCGCCATCGATGCACACGTCAAGCTGGGGTTTAAGGGCGAGGGCGCCCGCATCGCATCCTACGACCCTTCCGACCTTGGGCCGGATGACAAGGGTTACGCTTTGCGCCATGGCTCCGTTGTCGAGGAGGTGGATTTCAACGAGAGCGGGGACGTAAACGAGGGCACAGACTGGGCCATCGGCAAGGCGATACAGGGCGATGCTGATTATTTCACATGGGATGGCGACGGCATGGGTGTCGCTCTGAAGCGACAGATTGACCAGGCGCTGGACGGCAAGCGGATTGAATACCTGATGTTCAGGGGGTCCGAAACCGCCGAGCAACCGCTGGCCCAGTACATCGACGCCACCGGGCACAACACCGGCAAGAGCAAGACCAATCAGGAAACATTTTTCAACCGCCGGGCGCAGTTTTACATCCGGCTGCGGGATCGCTTTTACGCGACCTACCGGGCCGTGGTGAAGGGCGAGTACATCAACCCTGCTGAGATGATCTCGCTGAGTTCCGAGGTCAAGTGCATGGACCAGCTGCGCGCCGAGGTCTGCCGCATCCCGCTGAAACCCAACAGCAACGGGAAAATACAAATCCTGTCCAAGGTAGAGATGGCCAAAAAGCCCTACGAGCTGCCATCGCCAAACCTGGCGGACGCGCTAATGCAAACCATGATGACGCCGCCGGCCAAAGCAGCGCCAGGCGTGACAATCAATTTTGAGGGATGGGGTTAATGGCCAAAAAAGAAAAGGCCGATCTGTTCAGCGATCACACATGGGTGCTACAGGCCCTTGAGAAGTCGCAGGACGCCGACCACGAGCGGCGAGAGCTGGCGAGGAAGTCCCACCGGTTCATCGACGACCCTGACGGTCAGTGGGAGGAATCGGCTGCGGCTAAGTTCCGGGACAAGCCACGATACACATTCGACGAGGTAGACCAGATCGTTGACCAGGTGGCGGGGGACATGGAGCGGTCGGACTTTGACATACGAATTGTCCCCGCAAGCGGCCCGGCATCGAAGGAGTCCGCCAAGACCTATGACGGACTGATTCGCCATATCGAGAACATTTCCGGCGCAACTGACATCTACAACCGGGCCGGGCGGAATGTGGTTACCGGCGGCCTTGACGGGTGGCGGGTTGTTAATACTTACCTCAGTGATGACACCTTTGACCAGGATCTGATTATTGAGGAGGTCGGTAACTTTCTTGACCGCGTGTGGTTTGGCCCGCACGAAAAGCCGGACGCCTCTGACGCCCGCTATGGCTTTGTGATGACCTGGCTGACTGATGACGACTACAAAGAGCGCTATCCCGACAGGCCAAAGATGTCGCTGGATACTGACAGCACCTACACGCGGTATTTCTGCGCACAACCCGATATGACCGCCATCGGTGAATTTCTGTACTTGAAGGAAGTCCCCAGGACTCTGGTTTTGATGTCCAGCGGGGCGGTTTTAGAGGATGACGACAGTTTCAAGGCGACTAGCGATGAGATGGCTGCGGTCGGGATTACCGAAGTCTCCCGCCGGCAGGGCGTAAAACGGGTCTGTCATGTGAGAAAGTTCGACGCGGCGGGCTGGATTGATGAGCCGAAGGAAACGGTGTTTCAGAACTGGATTCCTGTTGTCCCCTGCTACGGCAACTTTAAACTGATCGACAACACCATCAAATACCGTGGCGTTGTTCTGAAGCTGATGGACCCGCAGCGCGTGTTGAACTACTCGCTTTCACGCGAGATCGAAGAAGGCGCCCTGGCCCCGCGCGAGAAGATTCTAGCCACACTTGAGCAGATAAAAGGGTTCGAGGAAGACTGGGCCAAGCTGAACACCTCTCCATCTCCAGTGCTGTTTTACAACCCCGACCCCTCCGCAGCCGGTCCGCCCACAAAGATCATGGGGGCGCAGATCAACGCCGGCTTGAGAACACTTTCCGACACAATGGAACGGATCATCACAACACAGGCTGGGATGTATGACGCCAATCTCGGTAAGAACACCGGTCTACAGTCTGGAAAGGCGATAGAAGCCCTCCAGGATCGCGGCGATATCGGCAACAACAAATACATCGCCGCACGAGAACTGGCCCAGCGGCAGACCGCCAGAATATTAGTCAACGCAGCCCCAAGGGTCTATTCGCCCGGGCGGCAGGTAAGACTGCTGTCTGATGACGGCTCGTCGCAAATGGTGACCATCGGCCAGGAGGTGATCGACCAGCAAAGCGGAAATAAAGTTGTTCTTAACGATTTGTCCGTGGGCGCTTACGATATTGTTTGCGAGTCCGGCCCCAGCTTTAAAAACCGGCAGAATGAAACCGTCCGGTCAGTGGTTGAAATCGGCTCGATTGATCCGACTGTGATGCAGGTTGCCAAAGACATCATGGTAGCCAACATCCCCGCGCCTGGAATGGATCAGTTGGGCCGAAGGTTGAGGCAGCAGGCCTTCCATTCGGGAATCATCCCACTTGAGGATATGACTGACGAAGAAAAGCAGAAGATGCAGCAGGCACAGAGCCGGCCGCCGCAAGAAGACCCGATGATGGTGGCCGCGAGGGCCGAGGAAGCCAAGGCACAGGCTGATCTGGTGGACGCGCAGACAAAACAGGCGCAGGTCCAGGGTGATATCCAGATCAAGGTCAAGCAGGTGGAGATTGACGCCTTCAACGCCGAAACGAAGCGGATAGAGGCCGAAACGAAGCGCCATGAGGCCGCTGCGAACATTGATGCCAAGCGCGCCAGTGCGCAGGGCGATCACATCAAGAACGCCTCCGCTCTGGCTGGGTTTAGCTTATGACCATAGTCAAACTCCCAGAGGGCTGCATTCTTGACGAGAACGGCAATCCCATAAAGGGGTCATTCTCTCTTGATGGGTTGGTGTTCGTGTCTGATGTACCGGCCAACCCTGATCCCGAACCAGCACCCGAACCCGAACCAGAACCAGAACCGGAGCCGCCCAGCACCGGCAGGCCAGATGACATATCACGGGTGATAGATGTCACCGACTACTTTTCGTTTGAGGGCCAGTACACTGGCGGATCGGCCTACTGGCGCGCCCAGGAGCTGGTTATACTGAAAGGCGACACCTACAAGCTCCGCGCTGTGCGCCTCAACGGTAGCTCGCGGCAGACGTTCACCCCTGGCGAGGAGTTTACCCTGCTGTGCGATGGCAAGCCGCTGGTGACCGCGACCGGCGAAGGCCAGTGGTTAGCGTTCGTGTTCCCCGCCACCCTGCTGGCCGAGGGTTGGCATGTGTTCGACATCGAGGGCCACAGTTGCATGGTCATCGGCGCCTATGTCCTTAAAGGCGACCAGGCCCAGCCGCACGACTGGCTGCCCGTGTGGACCGCCTCGAACGAATTTTCCCGCAAGGACGGCCTGTATCACCTCAAGTGGGTGCCGGCGCGCTTCGAACCGGTCCAGGCTCCGCTGCCCGCGTGGGACTTCGTGCCTTTCAGTGAGCCTGTGAGCAAGCGCGATACGATCCGCCGCGACCTTGTTCCTGTGCGGGAAATGGACTCCCACCGCCCGTACCAGGACAGTCACGGCATATGGTCGGCTGCGAACCGGCAGCGGTACACCTACGATGACGCTCATCGCCTGCTGCCGCGTTATCCACTGCTGGATGGCCCGCGTGGTGTCGGCAACGCACATGGGGTGTTTAACGTTTGGATTGGACGAGCGACATTCGAGCGGAACAAGCCCGGCTCACCATTGGGTGGAAATGTATATTTTTGTGATGGCTGGCGCGTGTGCCGCGTAACGAAGGGCGGAGAGATTACAACGCTTCTCGGGTGGCGCAGCAAGGGAGCTGGGCACAACTGGCAGGAAGACCCGCTTGAGTCCGGACAGATAGAGCTTGTGGGAGACTGGAGCCGCGTTGCAGGACCGAAAGGCTTGCGTGAGCCGTGGGGATTTGTTTTCCCGGAGTTCAGTCTTGTAACAGATTTTAACCATCCACCTATACCATCGGAGAACAATCAGATTCCGCATATTGGAAGCCCGGTTGTTCTGGTAGCCGACTCCCTGAATAACAGGATCATCCGGGCGGAGTTTAACGGCAAAAAGCACAACGTTCCGCCTGTTGTTACTGAGTTCATTACCGGACTTGATGATCCGTGGGATTGTGTAGAGTGGAAGCGCTCAGGAAAGCTGATTGTAAGTGAGCGCGGCGCACACCGTATTTGTCAGTACGACATACAAACAGGTTTGTTTGAGCGCGTCATCGTATCGGGTGCTCCTTTGTCGCACGTTCGTCCTCCGCCTTCTCGTTGGGTAATCCGCGATGCGGAGCTGGAAGTGATCCGACAAGAGGATTGTGTCGGACCGGAAGGATTGTATATTCTCGATGACGACGACTGGCTCTATTTCGGCTCCATGGCTATGGCGCAGGTTAAGCGTGTGCATCTTGTCACTGGTGAAATCGAAGTGTGCTGCAATACAGCCGCGACATCATCAACTGGTAACAAGTATGTAAAGATCGCTGTATCTGACGGCACGTTCGGTCCACGTGGAACGGTGTTTTTTTCGCAATGGCTGAATAAACTTCCGGTTGCCTATCTACCAAATGGTGACAGATGGTTATGGGGTGTAAGCAGCACGCTCGCTTATGACGGCGCGCTGGATATCTACAACGGACGGCTCGTGATGGGCGGTTGTCGTGAAGGACTGGTAGAGTTTAAATTGAGGTTGGCAAGTGACGAGACTATTGATTCGCGCAGGTTCGAGCGTGGTGAGCGGGAGTACCGCGACAAGGGGTATTACCTGAGTCACAGCGTTGCCGGGATGTCCTACACCGGCGAGCCGCCGCCCTACGGCATCAGCGATGACATGGATTATTATCTTGATCACGGGAAGTACATGCAGTGACCGCAATACACGCTGACCGAATACACGCTACCCGCATACAAGCCGACCGTATTTCTGCGCGGCGGATAGGGGAGGGGGATGCTAGC